GTTAGCCGGAAGGTTTTCAAACTCGGCAAAGCATGATCGGATCATGGCAATAGTTGCAGCTGGGCTTCGTCCGGTAGATGCCATCATTGCGACCTTCGATGATGAATCAGAAGCCATCAGGTTTGAAGAGCGCAGGATTGATTCGTTTGGCCTTGCTAACCTGACAAACATCATGGCCCGTGGCAACGTGTCGCGCGACATCATGAGAGAGGCCGAAGAAACGGCAAACGAGATCATCAGCCGCGCAGAGCGTGAAATACGTCGCCAGCAAAGCCCTGAGCTTGTTGCATTCGGGCGAGATTGGCTTGAAACAGGGAAATCGCTGCTTGCAAAAATAGTTGCTATGCGCTACCCGGACGGTTGTTTGTCATGTCATTAACCCCTAAGCAGGAAGCCTTCGCGCAGGCCATCGTGACCGGATAAAATAGGCGAGCCCGCAACGGCGGTCGAAGACCGATGCAGGCTCTAAGCAATCAACCTCTCTGAAAGGTCATCATGCCTGTCTCAAATTCTACGCCTGCCGAAAATGCGTATTACGTTTACCAGCTCATCGACCCGCGTGACCTTACTGTTTTCTACGTCGGAAAAGGCAAAGGTCGGCGCATCAAAGACCACGTTAAGAGCGCGAAGTCGGGGCTGATTGGAAACGTTCCAAAGCACAAGCGCATAGAAGACATTCACAGCGCAGAGATGAAGGTAATCGAGCGCGTGGCCATCAGCGGCCTGTCAAGCGACGCCGCATTGAAGATTGAACGTGAGTTGATTCACGCAAGCAAAAGCACGCTGACCAACATTCTGCATGGGTCAATGTCAAACACGGAATCAGCCGTAGAGCGGGCGAAGTTCATGCTGAAAAACATCATGTCGTTTGACCGTTGGGTTGAAACGGCGTCCCAAAGACAAAAGCAAGCAGCCATCAATGAGGCTGGCAGCTTGAAAGCCTTCTACGACAACAGCATGGCGTTTTATCGCAAGATTGCAGAACTGAGACTTTGATGGCAACGACAAAACGGATTGATTGGGCGAAGGCGAAGACGTTCTTTATGGCTGACCATACAAGGACGCTGGGCGACGTAGCCAAGCACTGCAAGGCCAATCCGGCCACCGTTCGCGCCCGCGCTGGCAAGGAGCAATGGCTACAGCAGCGCGACACAATGGCTACAGTTGTGCAGAACAAGGCTACAGAGAAGCTACAGGCTGACCAGATCGACCGCGCAGCCCGGTGCATTGAGGAAACCATCACTGTCGCCCGCATGGTGCGGGGTAAAGTTGTGGCGCTCCTCAAGACAAATTTGACTCCGACTGAGCTAAACGCTGTCATGTCAGCGCAGGACAAATCAGTCAATCAAGAGCGTTTGGCGCTTGGAATGGTGATTACGTCAGCCGAAGTGACCAGCAACAACTATTCATTCGAGGTCAAGCGCGCAGGCTCTGAATTGTGAGCATCAAGCTCTACCTGACAGAGCCGCAAGAGCAGTTTGTTTTCTCCAAAGCGCCGCACCCGGCAATGTGTGCGGGTTACGGCGCAGGAAAGTCTCAGGCAGGCGTTATCCGCATCCTGTTGAAAGCGATGCAGTATCCCGGCATGAGTTTTGCGTTTGTCGAGCCAACCTATGACTTGGTGCGCCTGATTGCGTGGCCGCGTTTCGAGGAAATCCTTGATTCGTGGGGCGTCAGGTACAGCATGAACAAGTCCGAAGCGGTGATGGTGCTGGAAAACAATAGCCGCATCATTTTCAGATCAGCCGATAACCCGGCGCGTCTGGTCGGTTTTGAAGTCGCCGATGTGCTGATTGACGAAGCTGACGTACTGAGCGAAAAAGACGCTGAGTTGGTGTGGAACAAGATGATGGCGCGGGCGCGTCAAAAGAAGCCAGACGGCGCGATAAACACAGTGGCGTGTGTATCCACCCCGGAAGGGTTCAAGTGGCTGTATCGCACGTTTGAGAAGGATAGGAAGCCGGGTTACGAGTTGATCCGAGCGCCCACCTCAAGCAACCCGTATTTGCCCGCTGGTTACATGGATCAGCTCAAGTCCGCGTATCCATCCAATTTATTGATGGCATACACCGAGGGATTTTTTGTCAACCTGACCGCTGGCAGCGTCTATTCGGAATACGACAGGTCGTTAAACGCAACAAGCGAAACAGTGCAGCCGGGCGAAGCGCTGCACGTTGGCATGGACTTCAACGTGGCCCATGGCGCGGCGGTCATCCATGTGTTGCGAGGCGATGACCCGCACGCGGTGGCCGAGCTGACCGATGTGTTCGACACGCCCGCCATGATTGCGCTGCTGAAGCGTGACTATGCAGGCCACCAGATCAACATCTACCCTGATGCGTCCGGGCAGAACAGGAAGAGCAACAACGCCAGCGAGTCCGATCTGTCGCTACTCAAGGCCGCGGGGTTTCGCGTGTGCGTGAACCCGACGAATCCGCGTGTCAAAGACCGGGTGTTGTCGGTCAACGCCATGATTCACAAGGAAGGCGCGCGACGCTACCGGGTGAACCCTGAAAAGTGCCCGCAGTTGGTGGAGTCGCTGGAAAAGCAAGCCTATGACAAGACGGGTGAACCCGATAAGTCGGGCGGGCTTGATCACATCATTGATGCGGCTGGGTACTTCGTGACCTACCGCTATCCGATTGTCAAACGCACCGCCACAGTAACCCAGCTGCGCTTCTAAGCCGCAACAACCAACACAAGCACCCGCGAGGTGCTTTTTTACGCCCAAACGCATGCTTAAAGTAAACGACCCGACAACCGAAGTAAATGAAATGGCCGCAGATTGGGCAATTTCTGACGCTTTGCTTGGGGGTACTACGTCCATGCGTGCGGCGGGTAAGAAGTATCTGCCAAAGATGGAAGGCGAAAGCGAAGCGGGCTATGAAACCAGGCTATCGGTTGCTACGCTGCTGCCTGCATTCTCTCGGACTGTTTCGGTGATGGCGTCAAAGCCATTCAGCAAGCCTTTGCAGCTTGGCCAAGATGTACCGACTCAGATTGTCGAATGGTCAGAGGATATTGATCGTCAGGGCAACAACCTGCACAATTTTTCATTTGGCTTGCTGTATGAAGCGCTTGGTTATGGATTGTGCGGTGTGCTGGTTGACTATCCAAAGGCTAACGGCGTCACAACCCTAGCCGACGAAAAAGCGGCAGGCCTTCGCCCTTACTTTGTCCATATTAAGCACGATCAGCTTCTAGGCTGGAAGTCTGAAATCAGAAATGGTGCGCGTGTACTAACCCAATTGCGCATTTCTGAGGAGGCTGAAATTCCTGATGGCGATTGGGGCACCAAAGAGGTTAATCGTGTTCGCGTGTTGGAGCCGGGTAAATGGGCTTTGTACGAGGAACAAGAGGCCAAAGGTAAGCGCGAATACGTGCTGATTGACGAAGGCGTTACGACGCTAAAAGCAATCCCATTTATTCCGTTCTATGGAAACAAAGAATGCTTCATGGAGGGGCGATCTCCACTGATTGAAATCGCTCATTTGAATGTGCAGCACTGGCAAGACTCAAGCGACCAGCAAAAGTCTGTGCGCTTCGCCAGGGTGCGTATTGCCGCGATCATTGGCGGCGAGGTGGAGGGAAATGTAAGCGTAGGTGCAGACCATTTCATGCAACTGCCTCAAGGCGCAGACGTAAAGGTTGTTCAAGGCTCAGCTGAGTCGGTAAAGATTGGCCGCGAGGAGCTTACAAACCTCGAATCGCAAATGATCCAGATGGGGGCTGAGTTGCTGATTCAGCGGCCTAATGGTCAACGCACAGCGACTGAATCAAACAACGATGCAGAGGCTAACCGAAGCGATTTGCAGCGCATTGCTGAAGGTGTTGCAGACGGCATAGACCAATGTTTGCAATTCATGGCAGATTGGGTCAATTTGCCAAGTGGTGGGCATGTAACCATGTTCAGCGATTACGGCGCTGGGAACTTGTCCGATGCGTCCGCTCAGTTGGTTTTGTCGATGCAGCAAGGTGGATTACTTTCCAAGCCTACAACGCTGAAAGAAATGCAGCGGCGTAATGTGTTGTCTCCAGATTTGAAACCTGAAACAGAGCTTTCAGAAATTGAGAACGAGGGGCCAAAACTCGGGAACATCGTGTGAACGCGAATGAAAAGCTCATTCACGCGACGATCAGTCATGAGTTAGACCTTCGCAGGTACAGCGATTCAGTCGTTTACCGGATCATTGCGGTTCTGAATCGTTCTGATTCTGCAATGGCTGCTGAGCTTGTTGTGAAGCTCGAAAGCATGTCTCCTACGGCTTTCAGCATTGAGCGCCTGGAAGGCATGCTGTATAGCGTCAGGCAGCTTAATGCACAGGCGTTTGCAGATGTGCAGCGCGAACTAACGCAAGAGCTGAGAGACTTCGCGCAATACGAAGCGGCATGGAATCAGGCTGTACTTGCTGACGTGTTGCCAGCTAAGATCATGGCCGTGGGTGTATCAGTAGACCAAGTTGCAGCGGCTGCGCTGTCAAGACCATTTCAAGGCAATTTGCTGAAAGGCTTTTTGTCTGAGCTTGAGGAAAAGAAGGCGCGGCTGATTCGTCAGGCGGTTGCAGATGGATTTGTGCAAGGCAAGACCACTGCGGATATTGTTCGCAGCATTCGCGGCACGAAAGCCAAAGGCTACTCAGACGGGATCATTGAAATAACCCGGCGCGATGCACAGGCGATTGTTAGAACGGCGCTAAGCCACACGGCAGCAGCAGCAACGCGCAAGACGCATGAGGCTAACTCTGACCTCATAAAAGGCTTTGTTTGGCTGGCCACGCTCGATCAGCGCACCTCTAGTCAATGTCGAATTCGTGACCACAAGCAATATGACAAGGCACACAAACCAATAGGTCATAGCTACCCATGGGGTGCGGGGCCTGGTTCGCTGCATTGGAATTGCCGTAGCAAATCGACGCCAATTCTCAAAAGCCTGAAAGAGATTACAGGCCTTGATATTGAGGATTTCGAGATTGATGAACGCGCATCAATGGATGGCGTTGTGCCTGGGGCTACTGATTACGCGACTTGGATTAAGAATCAAAGCGCGGCGAGGCAAGACGATGTGCTGGGAAAATCAAGAGCGGAATTGCTGCGCAAAGGTGATCTATCGCTGGCAGACCTCTACAGCGCGAAGGGTTCACCCCTGACGCTAGAGCAGTTGCGCGAGAGGCATGCGGCGGCGTTCAGGAAAGCTGGTTTATAGTGCCGGGATGGCCCTAACCCTAGTCCCAAAAGCTGAACCCAGCCCCAAACAGGCTGTTTTAGAGCGGGTTAAGCGGCTACCTAGGCCGAATGGCATGCTCCAGTGTCCGCACTGTGGCAGCAGAACAATCATGACTAGCCGAAACGGCGTGATCGTGAAAAACGGCAAAAAGGGCAGGGGCACACTGATTCATGAGGATGTGTGCGCAGACTGCTACAAGAAGGGCGATATTGTTTATGTCGCTGCGAAGATAGAGCGAGTTACTTAGACTCAAAACACAATGCCAGCCTAAACGCTGTCTTTCAATTTCCAAGCCCCTGCGCTTCATGTGCCGGGGCTTTTTGCTTTCCAAGCCCGGCAATGCTGGGCTTTTTTCATTGGGCTAAGCCCGCAACCGTCCAAAGGACAAAACCATCATGCCAATCTGGAAGCAACGCCTTTTCACACGACTCCAAAATCAACAATCTGCCGAGGGCGGCGAAGGTGGGGGCGGCACTGCCGTTGATCCTGCCGTTCAGGCCCAAATTGATGCTGCTGTTAGTGCCGCTGTGGCAACTGCTACGACTGGCCTAGCGAACAAAAACCGCGAATTGCTCGGGTCGCTTAAGGCGTCCAAGGAATCACTCGCAGCTTTTGAAGGCATCGACCCGCAGGCTGTACGAACAATCCTGGCCAACTTCGCGTCAACCGAAGAGGCTAGCCTGATCGCAGCCGGGAAAGTTGACGAGGTTTTAGAAAAGCGCACAGCTCGCATGAAGTCAAGCTATGAAAGCGAGACAAAGAAAGAGCGTGAAGCCCGCGAAGCTGCTGAAGCACGGGCGAACAAGTTCAGTAAGCGAGTGTTTGAAAACGGCATTCGTGCCGCTGCGTCAGAAGCTGGCCTGCATCAGTACGCCATTGAAGACGCCCTATACCGCGCTGCGACTACGTTTTCACTTGACGATGATGGTAATCCTGCCCCCGCTGACGGCGTGTATGGCAAGGACGGTAAGCCTCTCACTCTTAAGGAGTGGTTCGCGGACCAAAAGGAAAAAGCCCCTCACTGGTTCCCTGCGCAAGCAAGCGGGTCAGGCGCTACACAAAGCGCATCGGGAGGCAATGGCAAGACGATCAGAGAAGCGGCCTTTAACGCACTCACGCCTAAACAACGTGCGGCGGCAATGGCTAGCGGAATGACCGTCATCCCGTAATCAATCAATTCAATCAATCCAAGCGCCTACGGGTGCTTTTTTTTCGCCCATACCGGGCAGAAAGATAAATCATGGCTAACGTATTTACCGCACTGCAACCCGTTCTCTACTCCGCTGCGCAAGAAGTCTCAGGCGAGGCTTTCGGCGTTGTGAGCGCAATCAGCGCAAGCTTCGACGATAAGGGTGTTGCTGTTGGCGACGTGGTTAAGGTGCCTGTAGCTCCAACGGCTACCGCTACCGACTTCACGCCCGCTGCCGCTTCAGCCGCTGGCGACGATAAGACCGCTACGACTGTTGACGTGGCTGTTACCGCTTCCAAGAAAGTCACATGGAACATGACTGGTGAACAAATGCGTTCGCTGGAAAATGGCTCTACGGATGGCGAGTGGGTTCGCCAGTTGGTAGCCCAAGGCATGCGTACCCTTCGCAATTTGGCTGAAGCATCTGCCGTGCAGGCTATCAAGGTAGGCGCATCGCGTGCTATCGGCACCGCAGGCACGAACCCCTTTGCATCCGACATCAATGCAATCGCTGATCTGCGTAAGGTCTTGCTCGATAACGGCGCTCCTTTGGCTGATTTGCAGTTGTGCATTGACTCCACAGCGGGCGCAGCCGCTCGAAAGCTGGGCATCATTCAGCAGGCTTACCAAGCAGGCAGCGATGCAGAACGCCGATCGGGTGACTTGCTGCGCCAATTCGGTTTTGCCATCCGTGAATCTGCTGGCATCGTTCAGCACGTCAAAGGTACAGGCGCTTCTTACGTCACGTCAGGCTCTACGGCTGTAGGCGTGCGTGATGTGGCCTTGGTCACTGGTACTGGCACTGTGCTTGCTGGTGATGTGGTCGGATTCGATGCCGACACCAACAGTAAATACGTGGTGAATACGGGTGTTGCAGCCCCAGGCACTATCAGCTTGGGCCGTCCTGGTGCCCGCGCTGTGATCGCCACTGCCAACGCCTTGACTGTGGGCAACAGCTACACGCCTAACCTCGCATTCGAGCGTAATGCTGTTGTCGGCATCATGCGCCCTCCGATCTTCCCTGAGAACGCGACTATTCAAAAGACGCTTATCAGCGATGCCAACGGCATGACCTACATGCTGTTGCAAATCCAACAGTACGGCATGACCACGTGGGAACTTCATTTGGCCTACGGATTCAAGGTCGTTCAAGGCGAACACGTTGCAATTTTGATGGGCTAATCCATTGAATGACGCGCCTCTAACGGGGCGCTTTTTTGAATGTTTAACCAAAGGAAAACAGATGGAACTCATCCCCGTATCACTCAATGGCGTTTACTCCGAAGTACACCCGACAGCACTTGCAAATCACAAGTCATTGGGATGGCGCGAATGCGAAAAGCAAGAGCAGCCTGAAGACCCTGAAGGCGCAAAGAAGGCATCAGTTGCAGAACTGCGCGAAGCCCTGACCGCTAAGGGAATCGAAATCCCTGAAGGCGCAAAGAAGGCTGAATTGCAAGCCTTGCTAGACGGCGCAAAGTAAGGCTGTAAATGAGCATCACCGTAGAAACCGGGCAAGCTGGAAGCGATAGCGTGTCCTATTGCTCAGTGGCGCAGGCTGATGCCTACTTCCTTGCGCGTGGGAATGCAGCATGGGCTGCGCTTGCCACTGATGCCAAAGAATCGGCGCTTGTTCGCGGCTGCGACTACCTGACCCAGACATATCGCGGGCGCATTGCTGGCATTCGTGCGACTACGACTCAGGCGCTGGATTGGCCGCGAATCTGGGTGCCTATGGCTGATTCATTGACTGGCTATTACCCTTCAGGCGTTGTGCCTGTTGAGGTGGTAAACGCCAATGCAGAGGCCGCGCTTAGATCAGCGCAAGGTGAAATGCTCAGTGATGTAGATCAGCCCGTGATTGAAGAGACCGTTGGGCCAATCACGACACGCTACGCACCCGGCGCAAGCCAAGCCAAGAAATACCCGGTCATTGACCGCCTGTTGTCGCCGTTTGTCGGTTCTGCAAACTCAATCCGGATGGTTCGCGCCTGATGGACTACGCAAAGACCGCCGCAAAGGTTCAGCGCATGCTTAAAAAGGCTGGCCAAACTGTCACCCTGACGCGAATGGAACCCGGCGCATACGACCCCGAAACCGGGACAGTCGTTAGCGCTGGAACAACCTACGCCGGGCCGGGTGTGCTGCTGGACTACTCCCAGCGCGATAAAGACGGAACTGTGATTTTGCAGACTGACCAGCGTGTGTACCTTGACCCGCTGATAGGTGCAGCGCCTAAGCCGGGCGACACGCTAACCATTGGCACAGAGATATTCAATGTTGTGAACAGCAGGCCTTTAGCTCCGGGTGGAATTTGCGTACTCCACGATGTGCAAGTCCGGGTAAGCTGACATGAGCAACGCAGCATTCAAGGCCAATTTCTCGAAGCTGATTCAGAAGGTGGGCGATAAAGCTGATGCAGTTGTTAGGAGAACGGCTCTTGATTTACAGAAATCAATGGTGACGCTAAGCCCAGTCGATACCGGGCGCTTTCGGAACAATTGGCAGTGCGGCGTGGGTGCTGTGAATACTGATATTGGATCAACTGATGACCCAATCGGCAGGACAGTATCCGTCTTGCCATCGTGGAAACCAGGGCAAACCATCTGGCTTAGTAATTCGATGCCGTATGCGAGGGTTTTGGAATATGGCCGCGCAAATGGGTCTCCTGGCAGCTTGCAAGCGCCTAACGGGATGGTTCGAGTGACCATTCAGCGCTATTCAGATTACCTAGAAAAAGCCGTCAAGGATTTGAAGTGAACATACTTTTTTACAGTAAATATTCTGAAAGTGCGGTTTTCATCCTGCCTACGCTTGCCGTAAATTTCAATAGTGGATTTTGGGTTGAATTGGCTTGGCTTTCATTCGCAGTTGGCATATGTTCCGCGAAGGATGCTTCGTGAGTCAACCGACAATCAGAAAAGCGCTTGAAAAGCGTCTTGCTTTGCTCACTCCGTCAGTGGCAACAGCATTTGAGAATGCGCCGTTTACGCCAGTCACAGGCACCATGTACCAGAGGGTAAACCTGCTGCCAAACACGCCAGACAACAGCACGCAAGGCGCAGCCGTTTACCTGGATCGTGGAATATTTCAAGTGACCGTTTGCGCAATGACGGGCACCGGGCCTGCAATCGCAGAAGCACAAGCGCAGGCTATCAGAACTCATTTCAAGCGTGGCATTTCAATGTCTGAAGGTGGCGTTCAAGTGACCGTTACAGATACCCCGCGAATAGCCCCTGCACTGATAGATGGCGACCGCTACTGCATCCCCGTATCCGTGCCGTATCAAGCATGGATACGAACCTAAACAAATAACAGTTCCCCTCTAGCCTCGCAAGTTCGGGGCTTTTTTTTGGCTGCTTCATTGCGGCCTTTTTTTGGCCCTGACGAGGGCAGAAAGTAAATCATGGCAATTGCAAACCCGGTCATATCGCAGATTCGTTTTAAACGACAAAGCGCAAAAGGCACCTTAGCGGGTGCTACAGGCGCTCAAATTTTGCGACGTGAGAGCGCGACATTCACGCTCAAAAAAGACACCTACGACACCGAGTCGGAAATCAACTCTACGCAGCAATTGGGCAGCGTGCGGCATGGTGTCCGACAAGTTGACGGCAAAGTGAACGGCTTTTTCAGCCCTGGCACCTACAGCGATTTCATGTCCGCGATCGTTCGTCGTGACTTTGCCGCTGTGACTGCTGTTACAGGCGCTAGCGTGACCATTGCAGGCGCAGGCCCGACTTACACAGTCACCCGCGCTGCTGGTTCGTACCTGACGGACGGATTCAAAATCGGCATGGTCATTCGCTTGTCGGCTGGCACTTTGAACGCTGCCAACATCAATCGAAATCTGCTGATTACCAACGTGACCGCATTGGTTGCAACCGTCATGCCAGTCAATGGCGCTAACGGTGTTGCGATGGTTGCGGAAGGCCCCGTAACAGGAACCACCATTACCGCAGTCGGCAAAGTGACCTATGCGCCTACCACTGGGCACACGAACGTCTATTACACGGCTGAGACATGGGATCCTGATGTTCCATCGTCTGAGCGAAACATTGACGTAAAAGCTTCTCAGATCAATCTGAGCCTGCCCGGTAGCGGCAATGCCAAGATCGATATTACCTTTGTAGGCCTGGACCAAACCTCATCTGCTAGCGCCTATTTCACCTCACCAACGGCTGAAACGACTACGGGCGTATTGGTAGCTGCATCTGGCCTGCTGTTGCTTGCTGGTTCGCCAGTGGCTACGGTTACTGACCTGTCAATCAATATCGACGGCAAAGAGTCTCCCGCTGAAGGTGTTGTCGGATCAAACATCCGTCCTGACATTTTCCGGGGCATCGTCAAGGTGTCGGGCAGTTTCAGCGCTTACTTTGATTCGCGCACTTTGGCCGATACGTTCGTGGATGAAACGGCTCAGTCTCTGATTGGCGTGTTCACATCCGACAGCACAAACAATGCTGACTTTGCCAGCTTCTACCTGCCTTCGCTGGTTGTGACTTCCAGCGATGGAGACGACGGCGCGGCAAAGGGCAAGAAACGCTCCTACAGCTTTACCTGCCAATACAACGCAGCAGGCGGAGCGGCATTGGCAAGTCCACAAACAACTATCCAGATTCAGGATAGCGCGGCTCCTTAACCGCCGCACTGCCAAT